AGCGTTGGAATAAAACTGTGGGAACTGGCCACGCAGGAATGCGTACAGCAGTGCAAACACCAGAGTGTGAACGGCTGCTGACTGTACACTGGTCTGACCACTCATAAACACTCCACCTGAACCCGGGGGCAGAGTCAGCAGGATACCTGGGCTCAGCAGGATAAACAGAATTGCTGGTACAATGAGGGACGCCTGAGTAATAGTTGTCTTTAACAGGAACTTGTAAACGATGAACAGCAGCAGCATAAGCACGAGTGAGTGTACCAGAACACTGCGTCTGCTCGTCTGACCACTCATCAGACTGAACTTGTCAGGGAGCTGCAGCAGAATTCCTGGACTCAGAAGCAGAAACAGTGCAGCCGGTGCAAGCACAAGAGGGGAGGTTGGGTCTGGCATAGGCATTTATACTTGGCGAGATTTTAATGAGTAGTCGTGAACAAAAGTACAAAAATCATTGAAAGATGCAACCTGAAGAAATTCACTCCGGAGACCATATGTTTCAAGATACTCTTGAATAGACATCCACATGTTCAATAGGTCTCTACTGTGCCAATCTTCCCAATCTTCTGGACTCAAAGGGTCTGGTTGAGCATCGTCAAACGAATCAGAGTCGTTACCAGTGTCAATCGTATGATCACCTGTCGCCTCCTCTCTGTACTCACTCCACACCATTCTCCTCCTTGAGTCTAATACTGATTGAATCTTTATGACTAGTTTCTATACACGATTCAATAATCTCGAGTACCCTGTCAGCCTGGTCCTCATTCCCATTGAAAAACTGAACAAGACCCTTCTTGACGATAGCCTTTGTGAAGGACCCCTTTACTTTACGCTGTGTATATGTAACCTTTGAACCCTGTGCGTTACATGTGTCAATCTCGTGATTCTTCATGTATTTTTCCAGAAAACTCTTGAGTTCCTTCTCTCTCTTGTTCAGGACCCCGACGTCTCTCCTGACTTCTTTAAGTTGCTTTTTTATACCTACCCACTCGTGCATACTTCTCTTGAACTCAACATCCTCTGAAGACATTTAGGATGTACACATTCCAAATGTTTAGATCGCTCCAATCTCGAATGCTGGTCTCATGGTGTCTGGCACAATTGTAGAGAGGTTGAAGATTGATACTGGGTCTCTGGGATTGTTTGGTTCGGATCTGAGCTGCAGGTTCGCGTTACGGAGAGTTCCACCAACCGTCTCTGGGTAACCTATCTGTGCACGTGGATCAAGGAAGTTCTGACCAGAGAGGATAGACTCTGCAGAGAAGGATCCGAAATCCTCCTGATTCACCGGCTCCTTGGGGAGAAGGCCACTAGATACGCCCCCAAGCTGCTGGGCCTGAGTTTCTTCCTGCTGCATCATGACTACTGGCTCTGCCTGCTGCTGGACCATTGCGGGCGGTATGGCCTCCTGAGTCACAGCAGCATACATGCTCTTCGCAGCGACAGGCTTGGTCTGAGACAGAAAGTAAACAAGTGCAGCCAGAACACCAATCAGAAGGAGTGACTTAAATACAGACCGGGTAGTTGTCATTTACTATGTGCAGTATATTTTTTACTCTTCATCATCCTGGAACATGTACTGATCAGGAACTTCTGGTCTGGGTTTCGGTCGCTCACGAACCTGTAAAACTCTCCATATTGGGGTGTACCCTTTACGAATAAACTGGATACCATGAAGCTCGACAATTATATCAAACGGACCTGAGAGTTCCGCATCACTCGGAGTCTTGGTCTCGTCAAAAAAACGAGTGAGAAGCTTCCCATCTGCGGTTCTCGCGAGAGATACAGGAAGATTACCAGTCTCATTCAGAGATGCATCGTACACATTCTCCAAAAACTCATCACTGAGCTTCTTACCGAACCACTCAAGGCATGATTCCTTCGCCTGATTGATGATGAGTGCATCAACTTCCTGAATCTTAATCAGGTCCTTCTCTCTGATGCCACATATTGTCTTCCACATATCATCGGTATCTACACAGTTGAGCTGGATTCTGTGAGTGTTCATCCGAAGAAAGTATGTGCCATCAGACACCTTCTGAGGGGTTGACATTCTACTACATGTAAATATATCTTTGTGCATAATAAGTACGCGATGAATACCACGTGTCCTACAAGAACATGTGAATGTCTTTTGCTACATGGTGCAGAAAAGTCAATGTGTGGATATACTGATGGACCTTATGTGTACCCATGTGAGAAGGGGTGCTGCTCTGAGGACTGTGGATCGAAAAGAGGATCGCTCACACAAGGGAAACTCGTTGAAAAAAAGCCTGACGAGTCAAGACCAGTATGGGTACCATTCGCAATAGGAGCACTCATTGTACTCATACTATTTGTCCTCCTAAACATGCTTAAAGAAAAGAAGCCCTTTCAACGTAGGAATGGCCGCTGATACTATCACCCTCGATGCCCTGATGTCCGAGCTGAAGGCGATCCACCGTGATATCCGAAAGATTAAGCAGCATCTCGACGATCCCGACGGTGAGAAGGCTCGCATTCGGTCAGAGAATTCTACATTCAAGCGCCCTCTTGACGTGACACCAGAGCTACGCACTTTCCTGTCTCTGTCACCAACCGATAAGATTAGCCGTGCAGACGTGTCTAAGCGTGTGAACGAGTATGTCAAGACGAACAATCTGAAGAATGGTCCTCAGATTATCCCTGATGAGAACCTGCAGAACCTGCTCAAGGTGCCAGCTGGTGAGCTTGCGACTCTGACAAGCCTGAAGCTGAACAAGTACCTGAGCCCTCATTTTGTAAAGGCTGTGCCTGTTGAGCCCGTCGTCGAGAAGAAGACTCGTCCAAAGGTTAAGGCATAGACACCAAATAATATATCATGGGTATTACCCGAACAGAATTGGAAAATTTATTAGGATTTCGCGTAAATACACTTGAACTTTACAATCGGGCATTTACGCACAAATCTGCTGCAAATGTTCTTGATTCCTATGAGACTTTGGAATTCATGGGGGATTCCGTCTTAAATTTCATAGTAACCAAGTATCTTTTTGACACGTACGAAAAGAACCAGGAGGGGTTTCTCACCAAGGCACGGACTATTGTAGTGCGTGGAAAGACTCTTGCAGGTATTGCACAAAAGTTGGGACTTTCGTCCTTCATAGACATGGATGAAAAGGGTCTGCGAAATTCGTGGAATACAAACCCCAAGATTCTAGAAGATGTGTATGAGGCTCTTGTTGGTGCGGTATACCTTGACCTTGGCATGGTGTACGCAAAAGAGTTTGTTCTCCGAACTCTTGACATTGACAATATTCCTCTGACTGATGACAACTACAAGGATCAACTTATGAGGTGGTGTCAGAGCCAAAAGATGGCACTGCCAGTATACTCGTCGAATGTTTTAGCAAATGGGATATTCTCCGTAACTGTTGAGGTTAACGGAACTATTCTCGCAACTGGGTTTGGAAAGACAAAAAAGGAGGCTGAACAGAACTCAGCTATGTGCGTATTAAGGAATCCCGCGGTATAATCACTAATGCATCCCGTGGTACAGGCCCTATTGGATCAAGAGTATGCACCTCAAAAATCTCAACAGTGGCACACCCTCAGAGAGGGAGTCATAACTGCCAGTGACGCAGCATCTGCCCTCGGTCTCAACAAGCCTTTCAAGAATAGGGATCAGTTTATTCGTGAAAAGTGTGGTTACTTTGAGATTGATGGTAAACTTGTAAAATGTGACAAGAAACCAGACTTTTCGTCAGATGCAACACGATACGGTTGCAAGTACGAGGATGAAGCCAGAGATGAGTACGTCAGTAAGACTGGTGAGATTGTTCATGAGATTGGACTCGTAAAGCATCAGGTGTATACCTGGCTTGCTGGAAGCCCTGATGGTGTCACGGAGTCTGGCAGACTCTTGGAGATTAAGTGCCCTTACAAAGACAAGGTTGATCAGACAATCAAGCCAGTATATCTTGTGCAGATACAGCTTCTCATGGAAATCCTCAATCTCGAGGTTTGCGATTTTGTAAAGTACAGACCTGCAGAACACTCCAAGACGGGTCAACTCGAGTACTCTATCAGAGAGTTTAAGAGAGACAGGGAATTCTTTGAAAAAATCAAACCGGTCCTCGAAGAAACTTGGGAGGATATAAAAAGAAAGCGCGTTTATGGATTGTGTGAGATTGAAGACGATGAAGTGCCATATGTGCCCCAAGACGACCCTGCTTCCATGCAAGATGTGTCAGAACAACTGCTGTGCGAGACATCTGCTCCTGGAACTGCACAACTGCTCGGGGTTGATTCAGAAGGTGAATCAGGAAAAGTTGATCCTTGCACAGAAGAACCCACTAGTTGTCTCTGAAAAGCAGAAAAATAAGTGCTAGCATTGCCAGAAGAATAAAAAACGTATTGTCAGATACAGGTATCCTGAACGTCTTGTACATGAACCCATTCTTTGATGGGCTCATCTGATCCTTCGCAGTCACAAGGCCATAGCTACTCGTAATTAAAGGGTCGATTCCATCAAACTCCATAGCCCAACCAGGCTGGTTATTGTGCACCTGTGGCTTTTTTGTACAAAAATCAACTGTGTAGTCGCCAACTGAAGGCATTCCACACGCAGGTGACTCGTCTTTAAATTGGGGATCGTCAACTGGTTCGTACCAATCAAGTGTAGACGGTCCTTTGTATCCACCCATTTGAGGTATCCCTGGACTGAATGTATCCGCACCTGGAATTGAATAGGGGTTGAACTTGTCTATGAGCAAGTCATCAATCTGCATAAGCTCTGTGGCCATATTACTATACGTAAATTTTTTGTTGAACCTTGACTACATGCTCTGCCCACATCTTGTCAAGGTCCACATCAAGTATAGACGCCAACTGAAATAGATAACTGAACACATCACCCATTTCAGTTTGAACCTCATCCCTGCGAACATATTTTGTAAAAGTCTTTTGCCTCTGTCTGATTGCAGACGCAAGCTCCCCAATCTCCTCGGTCAGTAATAGCCACACTGTGTCTACGGGCAACCTGTCCCAGCCCTTGATCCTACATATGTCCCGTGTCCAATCCCTATACTGATTCATGCTAACTTATATATTCACGGTATCTCTAGGAAGCGTCGATCATATCCCAATTCATATTGTCTTGATCTCCTGATGAACAATTCCATCCTTGTACTTTTGCTCCATTAGAAGCATTTCCACCTGATAAATCTAAACATGTGTCAGACTTCTTATTTTTCAATTTTTTTGTAGTAGAATCATACTCCCAAGTCATATTGTCTTGATTTCCTGATGCGCAATTCCATCCTTGTACTTTTGCTCCATTAGAAGCATTTCCACCTGATAAATCTAAACATGTACCAG